TGTTGCTCGAGATCTTGGAAAATCTTGTTATATTGATATTTTAGTTGCTACAGATCGTAAGCACCAAAAATTGATCCAGGACATTTTATCTGGAAGTATTTCAGCTATGAGCATGGGTTGCATATCGCTCTTTACGATATGCACAAAGTGTGGAAACGTAGCTGTTGATGATTCTATGATATGTCCTTGTATCGCTTTTGATGGCAAGGGAAATAAATATTCAGATGAAGAAGGTATTGAACATCCAATATCAGAACTTATTGGACATGTTAGTGTTCCAAATAGTAACCAATTTATTGAAGCATCTTGGGTTCGTAATCCTGCCTTCCGTGGTGCGGTTCGGCGTCAAATTTTAAATCCGGATATGACCAATATCGCATCTCAATTATCAGAGTCAGGAGCCATATATGAATTGCGGCGTGATTTAATTGATTTGGATGGTTTGAAGAAAGTAGCTTCTATTAAAGTTAGTGCTGATGATCCACCTCCTGACATTCCGCCACCTGATGACTCAGGTGATGCTCCACCTGATGCTCCACCTGATGAGTCTTCAGATGATCCTTCTTCGGATGACGGCCCAAATAATGTTCCATCTGATGAAGGTGCAGAAGGTGGATCTATTGATGATATGTTAGACAAGGCTCAGGAACAAATTTTACAAATTCTTATCGATAAATTAGGTAAGAAATTGGAACCTAAGCCTGAAGATGTTGGCATTGCAACTCCACCAATAAGCGTTGATAGTGGCAATGAAAATTTTGTTAATGCTGCCCAATTTGATGGCCAGCTCAAGAAACTGTTTCCAAATAATCAAAAACTCATAAAATGGGCTTCTCGAGCTTATCGTATCGTACGTGAAGGTGGCATAAAATCTATTCGTTCTGCTCATATGAAACCGAGTGATCTTGTTGTTTATTCATGGATTGAAGATAGTGTTAAACTACGCAACTATAATTCTGATCTTTATAAAACGGTAATAAGTGTGGGTCCTTTGAAATCTTATCCGAGCAAGCAATCTTATTTAGCAGCTTGCAAGATGCGTTTGAAGAGGGACATGTCGGAATCTGATAAAAGTTTTCTGATTTGGAAAGGTCGGATTGCTTCAGTCACCTAAAAAATTTTCTTAAAATTTCAAAAATTTAACACCTCGTCAAGATTCAAAGTTTTAAAGCATTGATAAGGATTCCACCGTAGGAGATATAAAGATGCGCCCTCGCACCACTTGGACCAGTTCAAATACTCCCCGCCAGGCTGCTACTCAGCGTAAAGCTGACATTTACACCATGAATCAGGAACATCCGCAGCCCAGTGTAGTGGACTACGAGAATGGTAATCCTGATCAATGGGCTGAGACACCGGTTGCCGGTGAAAAAATGTCAGTCAAAGATGAGTATGAGGGCGACCACGTTAAGCGTAACGAGCTGAATTTTGGCGAATTCCGCGAAGATACGTGGAAGCACAAGGACTCAGACAAGTGGCATGGCACTGGCAAATATGATAATGCTAAGGTTGCTGCTGAGCGCAAGGCTCAGGCTGCTGAGCGCGTTGCTCGTGCAATTTTACGCACATCTAATGATAAACTTGTTGAGGACGCTGCTCTTGATTTAATGGCCGTCCCATCAAGTGTTCTGGTGGCAACTTTGAAGCGTATGGATATTGTATCTCCAGACGCTCTTCCTAAAGAAGCTAAATATCGTCGGGCTATGGCATGCTGCAAGTTGGCTGCCCGTTTACTTGGTTCCAAAGCTACTGAAGACCAAGTTGAGCAACTTGGAACTACCTTCATGAGCGTTGATGATCCTACCCTCAAGAGCATCCTCAAGAGTGTTGCTGCCTCGCGCGTTGCGCAGGAACAAGAGGAACAAGAGGAAGAGGAAAAGGGCAGCAAGACCTCTCAAGAAGAAGAGGAAGAGGAAGAAGAAGAAGAGGAAGAGGACGAAACCGCTGCCAAGAAGACTGATGGCGAAACTGCTGCGAAGACTGGCCAGCAGCAAGAGCAACAGGGCCAGCAGCAGCAAGAGCAACAGGGCCAGCAGCAGCAAGAGCAACAGGGCCAGCAGCAAGAGCAGGGCCAGCAGCAAGAGCAGGGCCAGCAAGAGCAACTTTCTCAGGAAGAATTAGCCTGTCTAGATGCTTTGCTAAAGGGACAGGCTCCAGCAGCTCCAGCAGCTCCGCCTGCCGATAGTCTTCAGGCTCTGTTTACTCCTCCTGCCGAGCAGTCTGCAGCTCCTCCGATGGGTCAGACCACTCCGATTGCTTCATCTCCTCAAATTTCGTTTGATGATGATGACGATGACGGTAATAGCGTCGTGGCTTCTGATGCTAACCTTGATTCATTATTTGCGGACGATCCTGAAGTCGTTGCTCAGCGTGAGATTCAGGCTGCTGAGATCGAGCAAAAAGCCCGTGAGGGTGGGTTCGCGTCTGTTGGACGTACAGCCTCAGCTAAGGGCGCTAAGAAACTAGGTGCGGTTGTTAAGTCAAAGCCCGCAGGATCTGAGATTCTTGAGAATCTCTGGGAACGACCCGGTAAGTAAGTTACGCTAATTGACCCGAGGTAATTAGTAAAACAAATATAATACGCAGACAGGCACAGTAACACGGAGGTTTAAGGCCAGGACAACCTATTGAATAATTGCGGTAGACGGCTTTGCGGGAAACCGAACAGAAGCCCTAACGTGATGAATTCTTAGGGGACAGCAACTTTGGATCTGCGGAACTGGAGATAATCTCATGGGATCAATCGGCGCACAAGCCTCTGGCGACGGCAGACTTAGCCAAGGTGCATTGCGGATTGTTTATTCGCTAATTAAGGACACGATTCCGTCCTTGTCAGCGGATAGCTTCACGCAAGTAAACCCTAGCGTAGTTGCTACACCTGCGGCAGTTTCTACGGTATTACCTGTGAACGTCAAACATGGCGTTCTAGGCGGATCAGTGGCGTTTACTCGCCCTGACGTTGGTCCGAATGTTGTTGGTGGCGCGCTTGCAGTTGCAGGCGTTGTTCATCCGCACACTCGGCCTCTCGGTTTGTTCATTAACGACGCGTTAGGTAACGCGTTCGAGAACACACCTGGTATCGCTTCCGGCAAGGGCCCGTTCCTTCGCGGCGGCGCTGTCGGGGTGAAAATCTACGAGACTCAGGAGCAAATCGCCGGTGGCGGCGGTGTTGGCACGCTTCTGGTTTACGAAGCTGGCGATCGTCTATATGCTAGCGTGAACGGTCTGCTCACCAATCGGTGGCAGGACGCGCTCGAACGCGTGTGGATTGACGTTGCTGCTAGCGGCAGCGGCGCTGCTGGCGTTGCCATTGAGCCGGACCTCACCCGAATGGGAGTTGTCCTTTCACCCTCTGACTCAGTCAGCACGGAGATGTTCCTAGAGCTCGCGTTCGTTTAAGCGACCCAGGAATAGAAAGGACTATGACTATGAATTCGTTTGGCGTTCAGGTTGTTGATAACACCATCAAAGAGCAAGTGGTTGATAAGTTCATCGGTTCGTCAGCTGGCCGTCGTCGGCTTGCTGCCTCGATGATTCAACCCCTCCGTGAGCGGCGAGACTATTCGTCCGTGGGTCGCAAGACGTTTCTTGTCGAGCAGATTCCGGACGGTGCCCTGCCTATCTACGACAAGGATCCGGACGTTACCGCGTACGTGATCGGTGAAGAAGGCGAGTCGATTACGGCGATCATGAAGCCGCGACGCGTGTTCTTCCCGCTGTTCGAGATTGCGGCCCTCCCCAAGGCTCCTCTTACGCAAATCAAAGAGCGTCGGTACGACCTCCTGAAGCGTATGCAGGATCTTGGCAAGGCTCAGGTCCAGGCTGCGGAAGACGATCGCGTGTTTGCGATCATGGACGCGATTGCCATCAACGGGTTTGATTCGCTACCCGGTGGCACCAACCCGGATATCCCAGTGGTTGCTCCGATTTCACCGGCCGTCCTCGCGGACGCGTTCGCTGAGATTGAGCGTCACGACCTCCGGGTTGCTCGAGTCTACATGAATGCGACGGACTACGCGGACATTCGCAAGTTTGGTCGTGACGTGCTAGACATCGAGTCGCAGGCCACACTGTGGAAGACCGGCATGATGGCCACCGGCTGGAATGCCCAATTCATCGTCTCGCGTCTTGTCCCTGCAGGCGTTGTCTACGTTTGCTGCGAGCCCGAGCACTTCGGTCGGATTCCGGTCCGCACGGAGCTAACGGTTCTCTCGGCAGATAACCCCGAAGAACGTACCATAGGTTTCTCGATGTTTGAAAATCTTGGTATTGGTGCGTATAACCCGCGTGGTCTCGTTCGTCTGATCGTCACCCGCTAAGCTTTTCGGAGCTTCTTTTCGACCCTGGTTGCCTATGGTAACTGGGGTCGAAAAGTATTTGTCTTGAATGTAAATTTCTGACATGAAGAAACCGTGTCCAGATTGTGGTGAGGTAGAATTAAGTAAATTTAGGTTGATGAAGAATGGATATTATCTCCCAAAATGTATCGAATGTGAACGGCGTGACGCTCGTGAGAGTCGTAAACGTCGATATCACGACCCAGCTACGCAAACGATTATTAAGGCTCAGAATAAAGTGTATTCGTCAAAGCCTGAACGGGTGATAATATCGAAGCAAAGAGGCCGTGATCATTATCTAACTAACGCTGATGCAATTAAGCAACGGGTTCGAGCTTATAAACAAAAGCCCGAAAATAAAGCACGTCGTAACGCTCTTTGGCGGGAGCGATACTGTGCCGAGCGCGGGGAGCGCAGAGCTACCTTCAAGCGACGTTATCACTTGGATCCAGAGTACCGCCTACGTGGGAATATTAGGACTAGAGTATGGGAAGCCTTAAGAGCTTCTGGTGGGTCTAAAAATTCCTCTATATTGAAAGCTCTTCCATATTCACTTGAGGAGCTAAAATTTCATATTGAGTCCCAATTTGAATCGGGAATGTCTTGGGACGTACCGCGCTCGTTTTCGATTGATCATATCATCCCCCAATGCATGTTCAGTTATACTTCTATTGATAGTCAAGAATTTAAACTGTGCTGGGCTTTGGATAATCTTCGCCCCATGCCCTTAAGCAGTAATTTCGCTGACGGGAACAGGGCTAGGTTATTTCATGGTCATACATCATTCAATAGCCTAGTAAACTGGCTCCGGTCTTTTCCTCTTGGCTCCTCTACTGAGGAACCTGATGAAGTTAGAAAACTGCTAAGTATGACGCGGT